ACACCAAATGTAGTAGCCATCATAATAACTTCAGGTTTACGGAACCACTTAGTTACTAGTCCTGACCAATAATCATTTACTACTGTTTCAGTTTGGGCAAAACCTTTTAAAATAGAACCAATAATGTTTTTTTCAGTTTCATTTAAATTTGAATTCCAATCGGTCAAATCAGACATCATTGGTACTTCTGTATGTAACCAATGTGCTTGTTGTTGTTTAAGCCAATAATCAGCTGCTTCTTGATACTCAAAAGGTTTATACACTAACCTAGGTTTTATAATACTTGTCATAGTTTTAATTAAGCGTTTAATTCGAAAAATTTATTACGTAACTCCTGTTTATCCATATAATCAACAGTATTAAAAACCGGAGAAGAGTTTTGTTGTGTTGGAGTTTCATCATCATCATCTTCCGCTCTTTCAGAAACTTCGAAATGTCCAGTAGAGGTATCTGCTTTAACATTAAATGTCATACCATCCATACCATATCTATTTTTCATAATGTGAAATCTTCCTGTACCGTTAACTTTATCTTGACGTTTTCTCGAAAGGGATATAGCTACATCAGTAATCATAATTTTATCATATGACCCTGCTGCTTTATCGCCTTCAATAATATCGTCTTTGGCACCAGCTCGGTTTACTTGTGAAACAGACCATACAGGAATATTTAACTCGCGAGCCAAAGCTTTTGTGCTAACATAAATATCATCTATTTCATCCTTACGTTCGCGATTCGTTCTTTTAGAACGAAGAAGATCTACATAATCAATAATAACCAAATCAGGTTTAAAATCTTGGTCAATACATTTTTTAATATGTGATTCAATAGTAGACATAGATGCTTTACCAGGAGAATATTCTTTAATAATCAATTGTCCTTGAAGACTTTCTACGGCTTCTTCTACTTTACTTCTATTCTTTTGCTCAGTAATTCTATTTACTGGGATGTTAGTAAAAAATGCATCATAACGACGACCTACATAATCTTCACCTAATTCTAAAGTATAGTGAAGTACATTGTAACCCATTTTAACAGCATAACCACCTAAAGCAATTAATGTCCAAGATTTACCACCACCAGGATTACCAAAAATCAAACCAAAGTCTCCATTTCCTAATCCTCCTTGCAACAAAGTATTAAATGAATCCCAAGGACTAGGTACTACAATTCGGTGATCTTCTCGATAACGAGATTCAACTTCTTTATTGTACTCGTGGCCTACATTTTTGTCTTGTCCGGCTTTTAATGCGTTATCAATTAATGAACGGATAGTATCATAGTCTCCCGCGTTCAAAAAGTTTACGCTTGATAACAACGCTTTTTTAAGCTGTTGGTTTTTACAGAAATTAGAAAATTCTTCTTCAATGTATTTTAGATCTTCGTCTGATGCTTTATAAGCTTCACGAAGTTGTTCTTTAACTGATACTTGTAGTACTTCGTTATCGATTTTTTTCAATTCTACCTTTAACACATCCATTGAAGGTGTTGTATGGTATTTTTGGTAATATTTTAGGATTTCATTGATAATCCATTTGTGTGCTTGGTTATCAAAATACTCATCACTGATAACATCATGGATGTTGAGTAGAAACTCTTTATGAGTTAATAGTGATGATAATACCTTAATTTGGAAAGCAGATCCATATTGAGATAAATTGCTTAATGTCATATAACTTATTTATTTAAAACTGTTTAATACTTTAAAAGTGTCGTTAACCCAAAACTCAACGTTTTTGATTAGATGGCCCAAACCATCATCGTGGTAAAATCGTAAAAATGCTTCGGTATTCAAAACTAGAGTATCATCTTCTGCAAATGCTTCTAAAAATTCTTTATCGTTATCATCTAATAAAGGTGCTTTTAGATTCATAATTTTATAATTTTGTTCTAATCTATCGCGTTCAAAAGCGATGCGAGAATAAATAACATGTTCCTTATATTTTTGTTCTGCAATAGAGAAAATGTCATCTAAACTTAGTATATCGGTAGATAACTCAGGGAATTTTTTAAATAACCCTTTAGCTCCTAAACCTTTTACACCTGCCACTTTATCGGAATTATCTCCAAGTAGCATTTTATATAAAATAAAATTATCGGCTAATACACCGAATTTTTCTTTAACGGTGTCTTTGGTGTAATATTCCTTTTCGATTGGTCTATACACTATAACATCGTCATTAACCAATTGTATAAAGTCTTTATCCGATGAAACTATAAAACATTTAGACCCATATTTTTCAGGTAAATGTTGACTATAGTATGCAATAATATCATCGGCTTCTGCTTTATCAATGGCTACTGTTTTAACAGGTAGGCATTTTAAATAATGTGCAATTCGAACTATTTGATTAATTTTAGCATCATCCTCATCTTCTAGGTCTTCAAATACTTCCCAGTTTGTAATTCGGTGTTGGTTACGACCGGATTTGTATTCAGGGAGTAGGTTCTTCCTATTTGTGGAAGAACCCATCCCGTCGAATACTACAAACACTGATGTGGGTTGAATTTGATTAATTAATGAACCTAAAGAACGAATGAATCCACCTAAGCCCCCTACGTGTACTCCCTGAGGGTTTACAATATTCATCATGGCAAAATTTCTAAAAAACAAATTTAAACCATCAATTAGGAGTACTCTATCGTATCGATTTGCTGAGACCGTCTCCTGTTCCTCAACTAAATTGTCAAGGAGCTTAAGTAATTCTTTTCTTTTCATATTAATCTGGTTCTTGTGTAAAGATACTTTCTGGTTCAAATGAATCTTGTTCCTCAAAAATATCGAAATCCATACCTCCAAGTACTTTCATCCACTCAGATGCGTGTGCATCTTTATATGCTTTAAGTTCCTTATCAGTATCGTTAATGAATCCGTGTGGAGTCATAATAATTTTTCCTCTTGATTGAACACCATTGATGTGGTTCTTATCAATTTGAATATTTGTACGTTTAGCAAATTCAACTTGCTTACCATCTTTAATCGCTTTGATTTTAGAGGTACCAGCATTTGAAATATTACCAAATGTTACCACGAATGTAGCATCAAACCACATTGCAAATCCACCTTTGTTCATCAATTTTGGTTGACCCATAGGTACTTCTGCTTTTGCAGTCCATACTTTATTAACACATACTAGTGTATTAGTGTATGGTGATGATTCTTTACGTGATAATGTAATTTTTTGGTTTACATTGTTACCGAATTGAGTTGACATTGCACCAGCATTCCATTCGTTGTTGTTTTTATTTGATTTAACAGACAATTCACAAGGAACTGATCCGATTGAATCCCATAGGAACAATAGATCGTAAGGTAAATTACCTTTTTTCTGTTCATCCAATAAATCCAAAACAAATGCTGCTACGTCTTCAATAGTGTGTAGTGTTTCACGGTCAACATAAATGAAATTACCTTCGTAATTCAAAATTTCACCTGTTGATTCATCTACAATCTCATTAACATGAAGACCCATTTGAACAGCGTGTTCCCAATTCCATTTCATCTCAGTTACAATAAACACAGGTAAAACGCCCATTTTCTGAGCTGAAACCGCTGCTTCAATCATAGCGGTTGTTTTACCTGTATCACTGTGTCCGCGAAGAAGTACAATGTGGCCCATTGGAATTCCTGGTACTGATGTTACATCTTGAAATGCAGTACTTAGAGGAATCCATCGTTGCTCTTTAAATTTAACATTTGAATTGAGCATTTTCTTTTCCTTAAACTTAGTCAAATCAAATTTTGACTTGAGTTCAGAGGAGAGAGCAGCCGTTAGCGATTCGCTTTTTTTACTTCTTGCCATGTACGTTTAGATTAAAATGGTAAATCGTCGTCTTCTTCTTCAAATAAAGCATCAAATTTGTCTGCTTTACTTACCTGCTCTTTAACAGGAGTTTTGATAGAATACGCTTTAGAAGGTTTTTCAATTACTTCTTCTTCTTTTTCATCATCGATGATAGCACCTTCTTCATACTCATCCTCAGGAGTCAACCATTCTTGAAGTGCTTGCTTCATTTCATCATATGAGTATTTCTTAAATACTTCCATAGGATTTGGTTGGTTCTCAAGCAATGAAGTAATTGTTGCTTTATCATCAGCCAATAAAGTTTCTTTAACTTTAGGCATGATGGTTGTTTTGTTGTAGTTTGTACCTGTCACTTCAGGACCTACAGTAGTCAATGTAATATCACGACCACTCATTACGTCAGTAAAATCACCAACATCCTCGTTATCAGCAAGATTTAAGAAATCCATATACAATTCCTTTCCAAACTGCCACAACTTAACACCTTCTGCTTCTTCACCACGCACAATAACGGGAACAAAGATACGCATTTTAGGATCAAGTTTTTTAGCCAAACGCCAGTTTTCCTTATCGCTAGTAGTACGCAATTGTTTTGCAAACTCTACGATCGGATCTTTCTCACCCCAATTAATTGGAGATACCATAGTATTTTTACCAATACCATAGTGGAAATACATTTCGGTGAATGGGTTTTTCTTGTTGTACTTGGAAGGTACTACACGGACTACTTGTTTACCAACTGAGGGTTTCCAAAAGACAGATTTTTTTTCTCCGCCGCCTTTACCGGATTGTTTTGACTGCATTGCAGACAGTCGGTTTCTCATTTCATTTAAATCCATAACTAATCAAATTTTGTTTGTAACATAAATATAATAACCGTTTGACTGATAGCCAAATTAAAGTTCAATAATTTTGTAAACTTTTGTATTAAGTTGTTTAAGGTCACCACCTTGGGTCAATAGAATACAATTTTGATAATGCTGCCAGTTTACTCTGAAGGTAGTATCAACAACTCCACCATTTAATTTTTTAATTAAATCGTTTAAAGCATTAATTGTATAAAGAGTATTAGTCTCTTTTTTTCGGTGTACTAGAATTGTATTTAGAGGAATGTTGTTTACGTTAGCTTGTTCAACATTGTATGTTATAACGTATTCACCCGTGCTCTTAACATATAAGACAAACATCTTATTGTACATTATAGAGTATGCCTTAGCAATACTGCTTACCATGTCGTCAAGCACTTCCTCACTAACAAACGTACAAAATAACTTGTTGTTCAAATCTTTAGTATTTAGTTGGGTTTTCTCCCAATAAATATCATAATAGTCATTCAAAATCGTAACTGGTTCCATTTTTAACCTTTATTTGTAATTTTTTCTTTTTGAAAATATTTTCTATATCATTTTTTAAATCTTCATTCGCATCGTAGTCAAACAAAAAACTATCATACGTATATAATACTAATTTAGTGTTTTTGCCTTTCAATAGCTTATGTATCTCTATCAAGATACAAACATTCGTTGCTGTTTCCAAGTTTTGTAAAATATAATTAAACAGCTTTTGTGGATTCATATTATCCAACTCACTCTTTTTAAAGACATAATTTGAACCCGGAACCACAATTTGTCCCGAATTATTAAATTCATCCCAGTTGGTGTCAATAAATTTCTTTACTTGTTGAAAAAATTCAAGGTGCTCATACTCTTTAAATACGCCTCCGTATAGTTGCTTAAACGTGAGCTCTTTTGCTTCTTTATACGACGTGCCATATAAGTCGGCGAACGCTTGATGGACATCTCCATCGCCAAAATCAAAGGCAACCAAACGACTAGCAAGGTGAGGATGGTATGCGCTAATATCGAACTCCAAAAATTCATCATTTTGTGGTATAAAGCTCTTTCTAGCGCCTGTTTCCTTATTTAGTGCGGCAAAATTAACGCCATTAAAAGAGTTACTTGGTCTACGTGTAGTTGTAAATAAGTTATAACTTGTGAATACTTTACTGTCGCCAACTGAATAAATTGGATTGCTTGGCTTAAAGTGTTGATTAAAAACTGTTTCATCTATGTTTATTCCATTTTTTTCGATTCCAAAGAATGCGAGTGTTGTATAATTGTTGTAAAAATCAAAATACGCGGGTAACTCCTTTGTAAAATGTGGTTTTACTTTATTATAAATATTCTCACAATACTCATAATGCTTAACTACCGGTACAATTTTGTTGACTTCTTTGTAATCCGGATATTTGTGGTAAAAATAATTGTGAGTTGGTGTTGGATCTTGTATATACGGAGGAATGAGTATGTTTATATCGCGCAAGCTCTTAATTTGAAAGTAATATAGTGCATTCTTCTTATCGCGCACCCATAACCACTCTATTTGCGTCAATAACGCGTTTACATCCGTTTTACTTACATTTAATGTTTCACTATGATCAATACATATCATGTACCCTTTTGGTTCATTAGACGGTCTTAGATACACTAAGGACACATCATTAAGGGCAGGGTGTGTGTTATTGTTATAAGGAACGACTTCCAGAAATGCTTCGGAGATATTCCTCTGCGCTAGATAATTTAGTTGTTCTTTTGTCTCTATCAGCCAAAACATTTGAAGTTGTATTACTTTGATTATAGTATTTAAGATAATCAAATTTTAAGTAATCTCCAAATCTAGGTAATTTTTGTCTAAAAGAAGCTAATTCAACTATATTTTTATTAACTTTTCCTACTTGTTCTTTACTTCCTGTTAAAATCCAAGATATAGTAAAAGGTTGATATAATTGATATAATATTTGAGGATCTTTAGATTTTAATTTACTAAATTGATCTAAATTTATTTCAATATATTGAGTTTCATTTGTTTTTTTACAAAAATATCTTTGAAATTCTCCATTTTGATAATCTTGTTGAGTTGGTAATACTGGGGAATAATATGGAACTAAAGATATTTGTTTTGGGTTTTGGGTAATAATATTATAAACCGTAACATCAAGAGTTGTTTCAAAATCAATAGTAGAGGATGGAGCATTTATGGAAACTGTACCAAAAGTCGATCCGTTTACTGATGTTTCTGGGAGGATTAATTCTTCGTTAGGTCTATCATTAGGAGTTCTACCGGTATAGTATTTTCCTGAGGATACTTTGAAATAATATCCTGTATAGAGTAATCCTGTTGATTTATATACTAAATCATTATTACTATATAGATTAGGAGTTATTTGGGATTTGGGAAAATACATTTTATGCTATAATATTACTATTTCCAGTTAATTTTACTATATCTGCTATAGTTGTTTTTTCAGTTATATTAAATCCATTTTTCTTAAAAAAGGATAAAATAGTACTTAAATAAGTATTTCCTCCTCTAGCTCCGGTAGCATAAATTTTAACAAATTGTTCTAAAGTTCCAGTATATGGTTCAAATTTATATCCAGGAAGATAAGGAGTTAATTGATATGAATTTTGATTTTTTGCAATTTCAGGGGAATAATAAGGTTTAATTATTTTGCTTTTTCCAACAGGATATGCTGATGATTTTCCATTTGCTACATTTTGGATATATTTAAGTTGAGCTGTTATGCCATCCTTAAGAGATTTAAAATTATTATTTCCACCAGCATCTGTGTTTCCAATATTTCCAGGGTTGTTTGTTCTATAACTTCTAGTTCCTGGGGCAAATCCTTCTTGTTGAGCCATTACTGTTGCCAATAATTTAGTCCCTTTACTGTAT